TGTATCAAGGGATAGACACTATTATATTCTATATAATATGTTCTCTTGTTTTATCCTGTTGTCTTTATCTCTAACTGTAGACTTCTTAATGTTACTGGGACTGGTTCTGATGATGTTATCTTGATATTACCTTCTGTGTTATAACCTAGTAGATTGACTTCTTGTATCTTACTTACTGATTGAGGTGGTTTATTTAAGATAAAACCCATATCTCTATCAGCCACATGGTAAGTCCTACCAGCATATTCAATATAGAAACCTAAACTATTATACATATCACATGTAACAGTAAACACCCGTTTCTTATTGAATCTTGCGTTACCTGATTGTAGGTTAGGTGCATAAGGCATAGTTTCAATAACCATATCTAAAGGCAATCCAATATAAATATCAGAAGCAGCAAAAGGTAATTGTAAATTATACCCATCAGAGATGTTACCAACGATGTTGTAATCGAAGACAACAGGATAGTTATCCATTAAAGCTACAATTTGTTTACCTCCCCAAGCATTCATGAACCTATCTTGGAGTGGAATTAAATCACTCGGTGTTTCATTAACTATGTGTTTGTAGTTATCAATAAAGATATTATTCTCTAAGTAACGTTCCAGATAAATTTCTTTTTCACCTGTTGTAGCACTTTCCCTTTCAATCAAACAATACATCTCAGAATAAACACCACAGATACTTTTAATCACACCATCTGTTGTGAAAGGTGTCCATGTTGATGTTGCTTGAGATTCAAGTCTATTAAACAATGCACAAGTTCCATCTGAATTCAATACAAACATAAAGTTTGAGTTGTAATCATCACCAGCAGTAATTCTTGCTAAGTCAATAGGGTTATTCAATAAGTGGTCAGATAATAATGCTTGTGGGTTTGTGATATAAGTGTCACGACTAAAGTCATAGTTCAAACTATTAAGCTGAGCACCAGCATTCTGTAAGTAGAATATAGAGTTATCAAGTTGAACACTTGGTGCAAATTTACTACCAAACTCATTTTCTTTTAAACCATATACTGTAGAAGGTGTAATAAGATTATCATCCCCACCTATACGAAATACACCACCACTTGTGAATACCAATAAATCTTTTTGTGATGTAATATTAACAATAATGTTTGATGCAGTATCACTAAGGGTTAAGTCTAAAGCATCATTTGCTAATAGATTATTTGGGTCAGCAACACCAAAATCAAAGTAACTTCCTGACCGACTACCCCAAATTGTTTGTGGACGTGAGCGTGAACCACCAAACCATAGACGACCTTGGAATATACAACAAGTAGCTGGATAACCTCTTACATCACTCCATACAGGTTCTGTTGTAGTAGATGCAGTGTCATATACAGGAACAATAAACAAACTGGTATCTGTTGGGACTGAGTAAACACCAAGAGCTTTACCACCACCAGTTGTGTTAGCTTCTATTGTAATGTTTGTTAATGTTTGCCAAGTATATTCTGTAGTTCCTACAAAGGTATTATTTGTTTGGTAATTAGCTGTTACAGTGAATCCTGCACCAAAGACTGATTGAAGGTTAGCTACAGTTCCTGATACATCTTCATTACGGTTCTGGTAACCACTATAAGTAATAAAGAATGTGCAATCATTAACCACACCATCAATAGTAATCTTATAAGAATCATTATTACTAAAGTTGTTATAGGTAAAGGTTACCTCATCCCATACGTTTGTTGGGTCAGTAACAAAATCATAAGTAGGAATATTAGCTAGTGGCATATTCTCTAATCGCCACTCTGTTGCGTCACTACGTCTATAACGAATCAGTTGTTTAGGATATACATCATAATGAGTAATCAGCATAGTATCTTGTGATTGAACTACAGACATGCTATCAAGAAAACCATCAACATAAGGAGAACCATTAATCTGAGCAACAAGCTTTGGTGGTTCTACACTAACCTCATATACAAGGATGGTTCCATTACCTTTGAATATAACAATATATTTTTCTAAGCTACTAAAGGTGAAAGATTCAATTCTTACATCTTCATAAGATTCTGGGTATAAATCATTAAATGTAATGTTTTGTAGTTGTTCTAAACCATAACGTTTAGTAACACCACCTTGTGGGTAAACAATGGCATTCTGCATACTCTTACAACCATTGTAATACTGTTCTAAATCAACACGCCCATAAATCTTAGGTGATAGTTCACCTGCATTAAAGGCGGTTGTAATTGTTTTTGTAGTTGCCATTGTAACTCCTAATATATATATTACCCAGTGAAAGAGTTATAATGACTATAATATAGTTCACTATTGAAACCAATATCTTCCGCTGGTTCTTGTGCAAGGTCATTATCCGCTGCACGTTTAATTTGCATTGCAAGTTTTTGTTCGTAGAATTGTGCTTTAGTTGTGTTATCTGTAATAGGAACAGACATTTCAGAAGCAATAGCATACTTTAAAGCTAATACAAAATCTGCTGGTAAGTCACCCTCTTTAGGTTTAATTAGTGCATAAACACGAGGATTCACTACATCAGTATGTAGTTCATTTTTACCAACCAGTTTAAATTGGTCTTGGCGCCCACCTTTACCTTCTGCAATATCCATAATAGATACTACTGTATTAGGAATCAGATAAGCATATTTATAACCAGTATTAGGTGTTTTATTTATTTTATTAGGATAGAAATATTCACGAGCAAATGTCCAAGGTCTGTAACGTAGAAGGTTTTCATAAGTATCTTCATAGATAGCAGACGCTGTAATACTTTCTGCTGTGCCTTCATCAAAACTTTGGATAGGTGCTGCACCAATAAGAACAGAAGCATCTGAACAAATTTTAATATCTGTGGTCATAACCTTTCCTTTATATATTAAAAAAGCTGCTGCCTTTCGACAGCAGCCTAAGCTTTATATACCCAGAGGTATCAATTATAGTTCGATGTTTACTTCAACAACACCAGCAGTCTCACGAACTACTGCACCAGCACGTAGAGGAGCAAGAACTAGGTAAGAAGTTTTCTGAGCAACATAGTCAATACGAGTTTGTTTGTCTAGGTTACCAACAGCAAGTGCCAGAGCATCACCGTGCATTGCAAAACACTTACGAGAAGTAGTGCCAGCACCCGGCAAACCATACCATGAATTTGCTACTGAGTCATAGGTATCAGCAATCCATACGAATTTGAAACCAAGGAACTCATCAATCTGACCATTAACCAGTGGGCGAACATCACCTACATATTCAGAAGAAGTTGCACGAGCAGAAGCCAGTAGACCACGCTTAGCTTTAGCAGGAGCTACGAATACACGACCCTCAGCAGCAACACCAGCATCATCAAGAACAACTACAGCTTCTTCAATCTTCTCAACAGTCAGACCAGTGTTAGTGCCTGTAGATTCGAAGTCGATAGCAATACTGTGGTCGCCAGTATAAGTAGGTGCATCCAGTGCATCAATAATGATTTGGTCTTCACTACGACCTAGTGCAGCAGCGATTACTTTAACCAGTTCTTGTTCATCATCAAAGTTTACTTTATCTTGGTCAAAGATATTAGAGTATTCAGAAGCTTGTTTGTCAGAAAGGTTACACTCTACAGAAGAAGTAGCAGAACCCATAGTATCAACATCAGCACCAGCAGTAGGTGCATCTTTAGCAAAACCAGTGCCGTATACGTTGAATTGGTGTTTCAGTGCATTAACGCCAGTGCGAACATGAACACCACCACGAAGTTTACCACCCATCTCTTGGTAAGCTTGTTTTACCATATCATCGAATTTAGTGATATACGAAGCAGAAATATCAGCCATTTTTATTTACCTTATATAAAAGTTAATTATTTAGAAGTCTCTTCTCTTGATGACTTCGGTTTTTGTTGGTTTAGGCATTTTGTATTACTGATTATCCTTGCGGGTCAGCGAGAGTTAAGTTGCCTTAGATAATATTAACAGTTTATAAGTTTATTGAACCTACCCTTGATTGCCCTCTAAGCCTTGTGTGATAAGGGTTTGCTCTATTTATATTCTATATAATATCTTCTATTGTCTCTTCTCTCTATCATACTCTTGTTGTTCAGGCATATCACTATGTTATCTGTCACCAAGAGAAATAAGGTGTGGTTACATACCAAAAGAGGAGGAAGATATATAACCACTATAACTATTATTTATCGAAAAGTTTCTTGTAACCTTCATCTACTTGAGCACGGAACTCAGCAGACGTTTTATAACGAGGGTCTTTCATCATTTCACGTAGACTATCACGTGATATACTAGGTTGTGGTGTCACAGAAGTAGACTGTTTAAATTCACCATCAAACTTATTAATCAACATACCTGCTAGTTTAATTGCACTAGCTGCTGCAGTTACAGAACCTGATGCTGCATCTTGGTATACTTTCATACCATCTTCACCAAGGGCACCTTTAACTTTAGCTGAGATGTTAGGAATATCTTTAACAGCTTTATCCTTACCACCAAATACTTCATATACTGCGTTCTCACGGTTTTGTTGTTCAACAATTGCATCGTGAGCACGAGAGTTAATATAAAAGTCCATAGCTTTAGAGAAAGTTTCCTGAGACATATTAGTCTCTTTGGCAAACTCTTTAAAAGTATTTACACCATATTCACTGTCTTCATAGAATTGGAAATCTACACCTTCTGGGACAGTAAGTTCATAATCTTCAGGAGCACCTGTAAAACCACCAAATTTAGACTCTAAGTTCTTATAAGCCTCTGCCATTGACTCAGGAGATTTAAACTTCTCAGGAAGCCATTCAGGACGGTCTGTGGTATCAGTTGTCTCAGTTGTTACATCAGAAGGATTGGTTTCAGTTTCTGTAGTGGTAGTAGTAGTGGTATCAATATCACCTGCAAGTAGAGAAGACATTGATGTTTCAGTAGTTGACTCAGTAGTTTCAGTTACTACTTCTGTTTGTTCAGTAGACATAGTTCTCATTCACCTCTTGTCTTATAAGTTACCAGATTTAAGGTCATTACCTTGTTTATAACAGTTAATAATATATCGTAGCATTGCATTACCACCTTCACGGTAGAAACCAACACTTGCTTCTTCTGTTGGTGACCATCTAGGTTCCATCAACATCTCTTTAAATTCTTCAATCAATTTATTTCCTGCATTACCAGAAAATACATCGGCCACTAGAATACAGAACTCTTGTGCTTGAGTTTCTTCCATAGGAGTCTCAAACATATCTTGTTCATCTTGCATCTTTGTTTCCTTCTTTACTTTATAATTAATTATAGCAGTGGTTAGTAATAAGGAGGGTGAACTATTTATAAATAACTCTTTATATTAATTATCTACGTTATAGTCCACACAACCCCTTATACTAAGTCCTCTCTAAGTAATCTTATTGTTGAGGTGGTAAACCTTGTTGAGCTACCATAGCTTGTTGTAGAAGTTGTGCTTGAGCTTTCTTCTTCTTATCATCCATACGCAGTGCGGCAGGAACACCAAACTTATCTGCATAGAAAGAAGGGATAGACTCAACATCTACTTCTAGAGCTGCTAGTGCCATACCTTGTTCACCTGCTAATCCCATCATTGCTTGGAAGTAACGAGAGATAGCTTCAATGTCACGCATATCTTGTGTTTGTGCAAGAGGTGAGATTGCTTTAATAGATACTACACCATTACCAAGTTGTAAGTCTTGAACCAAACCCATACGTTGTAGAATGTAATATGAACGTTTGATAATCTGGTCAATCAACTCTGTTTTAAGACGTGTAAATGCACTAGTTTGTTGTTCCAACATCTGTTGATTACGAATACTAATCTCAGTAGCGCTACGAACTGGATCATCTATTCCACCAAAGAAGTTTAGGTAGAATGCTTCACGAACTTGTTGTTGATACTCAGAACGCATACCAGTTCCAAGATTAAAGTTAGTAGCAGATTGTAAATAGGAAATTGGTGCTGTATTACCAGTCCATGAACTCTTAGTAATAATACGTGAGTTTGGTGCAATCTTAATACGTGAAGGATTGACAAAACCATCACTAGAAATAACCATCGGTGGATTGATGTGCATTGCATTATTACGCAACAAGTCACTTACCAAACGATTAAGAGTAGACATTGTTGGTTGACAGTTAATAGCTGGCCCACGACCCCATGTTTCATTAGGACTCTTATTCCAACGGAAGATTACATATGGTGATACTTTATATTTAGATTCAAAGATAAATTTACAACCTGCACTCTCTGTATAAACACAGTAGTCAAATTTATTCTCTTCTTTATTCCAGATAGTTCCTTCGATAACATGAATCTTATTTGTAGGTTTGTCACAAATAATCTTTTCAATCTTATCGTCTTTAACATAGTCAGGCCACAGATGGGGAATCTCTTCTGCTTTAAGACTCCACTCACGCCATACGTTATTAACTACACCTGTATTACTTTCTTCAATAATAAGTTGGTCAGCAGGAATACTAATAAAGTTGAATGGAGAATCTACATCACCAGTCTCTTGAATCATAAGAGCACCAGTAGAAATAGCCATATCTTGTAAAGATTCTAAGATTGCTGAATCCATATTACTTTCCCACAAGTAGTGGAATAGAATATCATTATTCTTATCTAACTGGATTTGAAGTTCTTTCTCATCTTCTTCTTCAAACAAACCATTAATCATATCTACACGAGTCTTACCACTAGGCACAAACTTAGTGAATCGTTCTTGTGAAGGTAATAGTTTATTCTTTAATTGGTTTACAAATTGTTGTAGTGATTGAGCACCAGTATCATCAAATACTTTAGTAGAGTGTTTCTGACCACGACTACTATTATTTAAGCTGTCACCATTGAATGCGTCACGTTCTGGAAGAAACAAATCATACGTTTCACGTAGAAGAGACTCCCACGGGGCGCGGATTGCTTTAGCTTTATTAAAACGAGATTTAAAAAGCTTTGGGTCTGTTTTATATTCGGAGGTCTTCATTTCCTTCTCTCTATATTCTCTTCTATGTAAATAATGAATTGTTAACCACCTAGTAAACTAGAGTAACCACCACTCTCACCAGTCTCACTACCTTGCAATAAACCGCCCATGCCACCTGAGCGACGAGCTTTAATAAGTGCTTGTTGTTCTTTCTTAACACGCTCTGCTTGAGCTTGTTCTTCTGCCAATCGTTCTTTCTGCAAACGTTGGATTTCTAGTTCTTCTTGGGTTGGACCTTGTTTCTTACCGCCCATAGTAAACTCCTTAGTTAATTTTTAATATTAGAAAGATGAAGTAAATAATTAAGATTCATTAGAAGATTTCTTACCATCTTCCATTTCTTTCTTTTTCTTCTTATCTTTTTCTTTCTTCTCTAGTTTCTCAATCATCTCTTTAGGCATCATACCCATGATATTAACCCTTGTGTGAATTCAATTTTAAAATGTGTTTGTAGAGTTGATAAGGTGTATGTAACCAGTATCTACGAATAGCGCACCAATCTTTTACCAATTCTACACATGTGCTAGGAACCATTAGGAACTTACTACGTCTATAGTTCTTACATGCAAGTTGTAAACTATCTCTGTCAACTTCTTCTACAGTGTAGAAAGGTAGGTTAGCATAATATCTTGAGATGTTCTGACATTGATTGAATACCCAACCATTGAGTTCTACAATCATTTCCATTTGTAAACCTAAATAATTGTGTTCTACCTTAAACCAATTGTAACCATCATAATACAACACCCAGCAATGTTGGAACCCTTCTCTCAGGAATCTATTATACCATCGTGGAGAATTAGTATTAGAGAACACAATAAAGGTTCTTTCTACACCCGCATCCATAACATCTACTAAAGATAAACCTTTTAGTCCATCTACTTTAATCATAATTCTTACCTTAATTACCTTGAATATCTTATATTCTCTTAATAGGTTGATAAATTAATTATAGCATGTAGAGGTATGATGGAGGGTTAATTGTTATTATTGTTACTGATACTCTTGATATTACTTAAACCTTTAAACATAAAACGTAAACCAAAGGTTGATACGATAATACCTAAATAAATCCACCACCACCAATCAGGAGCACTATCAAACTTATTCCATAGTATGTCTAACCTAACAGTTAACTCTTCACTGGGGATGATATAACCCCAAATAGGAAAGGTATGTAATAGTATTAAGTATTCATCCTTCCAACTGTGTTGCATATTCTTTTGTGCTTGTAAGTCATAATCACTTGTAGCATTCAAGTCTGCAATATACTTCTGTGTTTCTGCTTCTTGTTTCTGTTTCTTAGTTTCAAAGTATCCACCTATAAGTTCTGATACTCCACCAAAGATTAACTTGAAGATATTCATTGTATTAAACCTCTCAATATTAATGTCATTTAGTTCATGTAGTTTTAATGAACCTACCCTTTATTGATGTAAGTTAATGATTAATAAGAGGAAATAGAGATACTATTCTATATAATATCTTCTATCTCCTTTCTACCTCTTAACTCCATAAATCATCATCTACATATTCGTATTCATCTACATACTGTTCATTAAGTTCATCTTGAATAGTGCTCCACTTATCTTCATCATGTCTATCAGCTACAAACTTATCTGCATAGTATTGACCTATCTGTCTTAGACTATCTGCACCATGAGAGAATATATCATGTATAGGACTTCCTAACACACCTTCATCAGTTTTTGGTGTTTTACGTCTATAGTTATCAATACAACGTATACCTTCTGCACAACGTTCTCCATCAAACACAAAACGTGGGAATAGTTCTTTTGTCTGTCTTATCGCTAACTCAACATCACTAGTTCTTGGTATAATCTTTACATCAAAACCCTTGTTAGCCATTGCTGTATGTCTTTTCTCACCCATGATTATTTCACGTTGAGCACCATCGTGAGGGAAGTAGACTGTTCCATACTTACATCCATACTTTTGTGCAAATGTTTTCATGTATTCTACATAGTGGTCTAAACCTTCCTCTGCGTTAGAGTAATAGTTGATAAGATATAGATTAGAATCCTTACCTGTTCCTTGTTGCATAAACCAGATAGTCATTTCATCACTTATACCTAAATCCCAGAAGGTTAGCACAGGTTTAGTTGGGTTAATGTCGATATGTCTTACACGACCTTCATCTCTGGCTTGTTTAATTTGTTTAGAATAGATATACCCCTTAACAATAGCCTCGAAGTCTAAGTAGTATTCCTGTTTAATGATATTCTCATCATAACCATCATCAATATCTTGCTGTATATCAGCTTTAGTTACTAAGGGTTCCCCTTTGTGGTCAGTTGTATCCTCCACTGTGAAATGTCTAAAGAACCATAGATTTTTATTACGTGGTAGCTGTGCAATCTTCCACATCTCATAAAACCAATTCTTCCCACGAGGAGTAGAACATAACATTAACCAACCTGTTCTTGGGTCAATCTTGTTATTACGTTTCAACATCGGTTTAATGAATTCCAACGCTTCTTTATTACTTAGTGCAGCCTCAGACATAACAGCACCTTTAGCATTCATACCTACTAATGACTCTTTAGCATTATCACTACCACATACATAGATATTACTACCATTAGATAGTGTAATCATATTCTCACTAATTCTAACAATAGGGTTTAGGTTAGGAGGTATGAAGTCTTTGAACCCACAAGGGTTACCCATGTTATCTTGAACAACAGCGTTAAGAATAACTTTCTTAGCTTGCACACTTGTTGGTAACATATAAAGATAATCACCAGCTACCTTTGCGGCAGCTAGTATTACCAATTGCCAGAAGTTATAATCTTTACCCATCCTACGGTGACCACATATCAGGTAGTTCAGATACGTATTCTCTCCATCAAGAAAACCAGCAAACGCATTGTATATGTCTGACTGAAAAGGATATGGTGTATATCTATATGGCAGGTTGATAGGCTCTGGTTTAATATTTTGTAGATGCTGATTGGTTATTAAAGAAGTATTACTATATAAATTATTACTTAGTCCCATTTAGTCCACCCTTTATGTGATTTACGTTTTCCATTTGCAACAGCATTCATGTGACCAGCGTGTAAATCATTCTCATCACAGAAGGGTTTTATACCACACACTTCCACACACTCCTCTGGTTTCGACATAAATTCTATTATATTGTTTTATTAAACCCACCCTTATCTATGCTGTAGCCCTTGCTACATAAGGGATTGACACTATTATACTCTATATAATATGTTCTCTTGTTGTATCTTCTTGTTATCCTCTTCCTGCTTATATATAATTCAATATTAGTTATATGAGGCTAATTAAAGATAAACCTCTCACAACATAAAGCTGGAGAGGTTGTTGTGGTTTAATCTATTGTTTGTTTACTAATACTTCTGGTGAAGCTACTTTAGCAACCAGTGTCTTGACAAGCTCATTATCTACACTAGACATCTTGGTTAGAATATCCAATACATCTTTAAATGGAACCAACTCAACTTTAAGATTCTTAGCTTTACCATTTGCATCATATTGCCATGAAGCTTTCAATTGACCACGTGCTAATTCACTCAGGTCTTTCAAGTCTTTCATCACACCAGTATTTTCATCATAGAAATCATTCAAATCTACAGCAAGAGTAGCAGCTAATTTCTTTAAGATAATATCTGTGTTGATAATAAGTTCTTGTTGAATCTGACCTTTAAACCATTCCATATATAGTTTAACATCAGGACATTTACGGAAAGTATCATACTTAACCGCACCAGCAACACCTTTAGATTCTTCTTCATATACCTTAATAGGTGAGCCTTCCAGAACAGCTCTCTGGCAAGCCTTAATCTCATGTGGTGCTAAGTATACCTCTACTCCATCAAAACCTCGTCCTGTTAAGGAGAGAGGCTTTAACGCAGCATTATTACGACGTTGTTGCGCCATGTTATTGTTTCCTCTCAGTTGGGAAGTGGATTGACTATTTATTAATCTTCTTTACTTACTTGTTGTCTCAATTCTGCAACCATTTTATCAAATGAACTACGTTTATCCAATTCAACTTTATATACCCAACGTGCCATACTTTCCAACATAGCTTTATCTTTACCACATTGTTCAATATGAGATTCAAGACTATCGTCACAATTGGAAATATCCTCTTTACTAAGTGCAATAACTTTACCCTCGGTAACTAGCATACCTGCATTAAGAAATTTCTCACAATTGATATTACCTTTCACAAGGATTTCTTCAATAAAGTCTTTAGTAGAATTATGAGTAAGTTTAAGATAAGTAAGGGCATCTTTAATACCATTCATTGCAATCTTCTGTGCAGAATACACTTCTTTCTGAGCCATATCTTTAAACAGGTTCCCAATCTTATCTTTACTCATCTTCATACTCTTCATGTGTAGGGTCATAGTTATGTGGTAGATGTTCTTTAATTAATTCATTGATAATAATACTAAATCCATCACCAGTATTATCACTGGTTTCTTTAAGGATTTTGTATACTGGTGGGTCAAAGAATATTTTCTTCTTGACTAAATCTTTATTATCTGGCATCGTATACCTCTATCTTTGTGTTATTTGAATTTCAATAAGGAATGAGAGTAGTAATCAGTTACTCTCCATGCACTATTATAGCAATCTATAATTAATTTAGAGGGTGATAGCTTAAAACCCTTGACAGAACCCTCTCTAAATGTTATGATAAATTATAAACTAGAGAAACAAACTAAGGAGTCTAAATGACTATCACTCTAATTATACTATGTATTGCAGTCTATGGTTTAATCTATACACACTCTACTGAACAGACTAAAGAAACTCTTAATAAAATTGATAACCAATTGAAAGATAAAGGATTTAAAGATGAGTAAGACACAAATCCCTGTTGTTGATTTAGATAACATTACTGATGAGTATATTCAATGGTTGACACATGAAGCACATATGATATATGATAACCATATATGGTATAATATGATTGCCCAAGTCATTATGATGGATAATGATACAGACCTAGAGTTCACACCATCAGAAGTAGGTTGGAAATAATTAATTTAAAATATTTCTTGACACAACCTCACTTATCATGCAATAATTAATTATAGAGCACAGACTCTTAATTAAAACCTCTCAATTATACTATCAATAAACTCTAAAGGAGTAACACAATGATTATCAAAGACTGTAAGATTTCTAACTGGGTAACTAATGAAATCCTAGATGAAGCTAATAAACAAGGAATTTCATTGAACACAATGGTAATGAGAATTCTACGAGAGTGGAGTAAGGAACATAAAGAAGAAAGAGAATTAACAACAGAAGATATTATGTAGAATATAATCTCACTAAACCCTTATATACCAATGCCTAGAGCCATACTAAGGGTATGTTCAATAAAAACTTGTGAGGTATAATTACCTCTACTATAACATCTCTAAAGGAGACATTCAATGCTAAATCTTATCACACTTAATGGTGAAGAATTAAATAAAGTTCGTCGTAACATCGAAGACCATTCCCCTCTGATTTGGAAACTAGATAACTTTCTTAAAGCTGCTCACAATAACCTACTAGAAGTTGTTGGTCAAGAGTATGATAGAGAGTTACGTATTATCCTAACCAATGCAGCACGTTGTATTCGTTATGAGACTAAAGGTTTCTACATTTCTCTTAAAGAAGCTAACTATCAAGCTGCTAATAAAACATTTAAACTTACTCGTAATAATGCAATCTCCTCTAAACGTATGTCTGAACTACTAACTATCCTTGATAAAGAAGGTTACATTACTTTCTGTAAAGGTTTCTACTTAGATGCAGAAACACGTTGTTCAAGCATTATTATTCTTAAAGGTATCTTACCTATGATTGACTCTACCATTGCTAAACATAATGGTCAATCTCGTGAGGAACTTTTAAGTGTTATTGAGATTGTTGATTCTAAACTTACTAAGCGTATCAAACGTATCAATGAAAAAGGTAATCTTGTTAAAGATAAAGAGTTTGTATTCAAGGTTCCTAAAGGTCGTGGTTTCAAAGGTCTTAAAGAGAAACGTAATAATCTATTTAAATACAATAAACTTATTGAACAATCTGTTATCATCATTGATGGTGAGATTCATAATTGTATTATTTATAAACGCCGCTTTGAAGATAATCTACTAGCATGTGGACGTTACATTAGTGGTTTCCAGAATGAACTATCTTATCTACGTGCTGGTATTATCATCAACGGTAACAAAACCTGTTCTGTTGATTACGCTAATTGTCAACCACGTATGATTGCTGCAAGCAAAGGTATTGAATTAGGTGAAGACTTTGATGCCTATGGTGTTGAATCTCTTTCACGTGATTTCTGTAAATCATTACTATTCCCTGCACTGTTTAGTCAATCTGAATCTGGTGCTAAAACTTCTATTAAGTTGAAGATTAACAAAAGTGAGTATGCTGGTCAACTAACTTCTACTCAAGTTTTAGAAATGTTTACCAATCATAATGCTTTCATGGCTGACAACTTCTTCAACAAAGAGCAATACCGTATTCTACAGAACTGGGAATCATCAATGGCTGAATATGTTATTGACCACTTCACAGCTAAAGGTATTGTATGTTTGTCTTATCATGATTCATTTGTTGTAGAGTGTCAACACCGTGATGAACTTTATTCAGTGATGCAAGAAGCATGGTTGAATGTTATGGGTTCACTTAAATCTTGCAAACTTAAAAAAGAACATGGTTGGGATACACCAATAAAATCTGTTACTACCACTACCTCTCAAGAAGTAGAACCGATTGTTGAAGTAGGTGAAGCACATACTCAAGAAGAAATTCCACTATCTTATTATGAAGATTCCTTTGTATCAGATTCATGTGTAGATAGTTTCCTATCTTCTCTAGAATCAAGAACCACTAACCAATATCACCAAGTGGATAATCTACCTTACTATGAAGATGAGTATACACCATCTTGGGAAGATAGTAACATGTTTTCTGACTTCTTCGTAAATAATGAATGTCCATTTTAATGCACTTATAATGTCCATAAGCAGCTTTTACTTCTATAATGACACTATCTATCACTTATAACTTAAAAGCTTCTATATAACCATACACGAACATACAGGAGGCATAATGCCACAACCTAAAGAACAAATCAACTATGAATTTGCATCATATAAAGATATTGATAAGCAAGCACAAGCAATGGGACAGAAATCAGCTAAACTTCGTAAAGGTCGTAATATAGATTTGTTTAAAGGTTTAGACGTAGAAATTAAAGGTTCCATGTATAAGTTAGACCGTAGAGAAAAGATTCAATACTACAAGATGCTTAAAGGTAAAGAAGGTTTTATGAAAGATATTGCAGAAGATTTGTTCCTAATTTGGCTTAAAGAGAAGCCACAACCTAAGAAGTTTCAAATTCAATGTAAACCACTGGATATTACAGAATAATAAAAATATTTAAAATAATTGTTAAAAGTATTGACTTACTCTGTTAATAACGTTATAATAATTTATGAGGTAGGGAGAAACAAAAATAAAATTAATCCTACCAAATATCAATTAGCCAAAAGAGGAAAGAAACATGGCTTACCCATATAAAGAACTTCGTGATTATTTAAAGTATGATTTAAGAACTAACAGAGGTTTACCAATCACAGATGCTGACAAAGAAGATATTGATAAACTTCTAGCTATCTTAAAGAAACAATATAGTGAACTCATTGAACATTATGTTGATTTGAAAATTAACAAACCTACTAAATTAAAATAATAAAAGGTGTATATATTATGACAGTTAATAATGCTTTGATTCTTCAAACACTAGAAGATATGCTAGATGAAACAATCACAAGATACTTTAATAAGGAAGCTTCCTTCTACGAACTTAAACAAGATATGATGTTATGGTCTAATCAATATGATGTAGTTAAGAAGGAAGTAGAATAATGTGTGGTGGTTGTATTGATGGTTTATGTTCTGGAAATTGTCATAGAGTAATGAGACAAGGTAAGGTTCGTAAACATTCAGGTAAAGAATATGAACGTGTGCCAGAAGATGCAATGTTCTTATTTGAAGAAGAATACTCAGAAGATAATTTCTACGAGGTAAATAAATGATAATTAAATATGCCAACATTATAGAAGCTATTGAATACTTGAAACAAGACAGTTCAACCACATTTGAATATCCACTATCATATACACCTATCATGATTAATATGTTAACAGAGGAAGAGAAAGTCTTCCTTAAATCCTTTAAACACTTAAAATACAATGATAAACAAGTAGTTGTTAATAAGACTAGAAATAAGTTAAAAAATATTAAATAAACTGTTGACATACCCACTGATACTTGTTATAATATCTTATGAAGTGGAGGAAAAATAAATTAAAATCTCCCATACAGACTGCCATAAACCTCCACTTCTCTCCTTTCAACTACCTACTAAATCCTAATTCTATACTAATAAAGGAAAACACAATGTCTAAAGACAAACTTGAAATGACTCTCGAAGAGATTGATTCACTCCTAACTCAACTCTTGAATAAGATTGATTCTCATTTCGATTATCATTCTCAACAAATTACTGAAACTTTCGAAGACTTTAAGAAGAATTTAAATGATAAACATCAAGTAAATGAGGTTGAAGAATAATGGCTATTAACACTAAAACTAATGGTGGTTTACCTTATCCCATTACACCAATTGAATATCCAACTCTTGACCAACCAACTAATGAATTTCTTCAAGATAAAGTAGAAGATTATAATGAACAAGGTTCTATATTTACTGATAGTCAAGAAGCTGTTCTACAAGCAGCACGAGATAAATATTATCTAGAAATGTATGGTTCCACAGAAAGAGAACTTATCGAAATTGTAAATACCCTCCATCGACAACTCACTACTAAATTTTAAACCCCTCTCAGTTGAATAAATCATACTACTAAAGGTAATACCTAATGAACTACACAGTTAAAAATACTTTCACTATCAAAGATGAAACTTTCACTTCCCTTTATAAACTTGCTGAAAAAGAATATTTATCTTGGGAGAAGAAAAACTCTCGTAAAGAAAATCAGTGTTACAATACTCTATCCTCTTGTTTAGTTGGTGTGTTATCAGAATATGCAGGTATGTGTTATGTAAAACAAGTATGTGATATTACTAATTCATTAGAGAACTCTACCTTTCATTGGTTAGGTAAACTAGAAAGAGAACGTGGTGTAGGTTATATTCGTGAATATAAAGATAGAGGCGACTTCTTCATTAAAACTCCTAAAGGTAAGACTTTAGATTTTGAAGTTAAAGGTTGTCGCTCTCATCACCAACTAGGCCAAATTTTACCATACCATGTTAACAAATACAACAAGAATAAAATAAACTACATAATCTTTGTTTGTATTGATGAAATCTTTGAACATGAAAACGGCTCTGTTACTTTAACAGTATACTCAGTTGAAGCTCCAAAAACAATCTTAACTACTTGGAATAATTCATTAACAAACTACTATGGTAAAACTTGCTACACTAATCCAGATTACATGCAAGGTAATACACTAGGTTTACTTAAGTTAAAAGAACAACAACAAAAACTAAAAGAGGAATCTAACCATGCTTAATACCACATATAAAGAATTACTAAATCTGTGTGTATCTGAACAAATAACTAACCTAACTGCTCTATCACGCTTTCTTGAGTATCCTTATAAAGAACTATACTCTACTGTAGAAGCTCTGTCAACTAATGGATGTAATCTTTTTAACAATGTTAAACAAGAGTTGTTTAAGAAGAATGACTGGTTTGATGATGACTATGAGTTTGACCCAACAGAACGCCTTGATAGCTTAGACTATATTCAAGAAGATTTATACATCACAGACTTCGGTTCCTTACTACAGAAGAAAACAATCACTATTCATGGTAAAACATTCTGTAAATTTGTAGAGTGCAAAACTTACTGTAAAGGTTCTGCAGATAAAGACCAACGTCTGTGTTTCCAAAGAATTGTTAATGGTGTTAAAACTAGATTTATGATTGATATTCTAGTAGCAAAACACTTCATTGATAACCCTGAAGGTTATACTCGTGTAAAACATATACGAGATAATCCTTTTGATAACCACTATACTCAAATCCAATGGTTCTAAACATTAAATTATAAAGAGGAATATATTTACAATGTCTAATACACAATTAAAAATTAAACAAGAAGATTTACAAGATTTTATCCAAGCTACAGAAGTGGTAGTTGGCTTAGCTAAAGATACAATAGAGGTATTTAAGAACCGTATCATTCTAGAATCAGTAGAGACTTTAAAGAATGAAGGGGTGGAAGAAGATGAAGCCTTTAAACAAGCAGAAGATTTCTTTGAGGAAATGAATATTATTGGGTGGTATAAAGAACACATCTGTAAGAATCTTTAAATATTTTTAAAAATATTACAAAAAAATGCTTGACAAGATATAATATACTTGCTATAATTAAGTATAAGGTAAGAGATTATCTTATGTAACAAACGAGTAGAAATACTCACTACTACTTGGGGTAGAAATACCCTTTAACTTAAAACAAAAAGTTAAGTTAGTAGCTTGTTACTGCTGTCAAAATATATTTAAATTTAACCCGCCTTAGTTGGCGGGTCTTTTTTATGTTTAATTTTTATTTGTATTCTTACCTTCCATAATACTTTTGTTCATTAAGTTAACTAGTTTACTTACAACAAAAGCCTCCCTACTCATCCCACCACGTTGTTCTTCAATCCAATCACGTAATGTTTGAGGAAGTTTTAATTCATCTGAATAAAAAGTTATACTGAATATACCAGATAAACTAGGTGGGTTAAGTTTAATGAAGAAATCTCCATCAGCAACTAAACCCGATACTTGATAAGTGCTTATCATTTTAAATCTCATTTAACCTAGTTTTTAAAGTATTACAGGTATATTGTATTAATAGTTTTAAGCTTTGAATAGTTCTTTAAGTAGTTTAAAAACTTTAGAACCATTCAGAACAATAATAAGAATAAGTGAAACTAAGGATAATATATAAAGCCATGCGCCTACAGTCAAACCCCCTATCACATATTCACTTAACATATTAGCAGTAATGATAGGTTCACCTACCACTGGTGTTGCTGTAACGCCAACACCTATAGCTGTCTGTTTTGGAGTAATCATCTTTCTTTCACCTTCTTGTTTTTATAGTATTTCTTTAGTTTAGTTATCCAAGGTATTAGATACATAATCCCTAAAAGGATGAAGGAGATGTAAGTTAATATGTTTAATAAACTCATCTGTGTTCCTTAATAATATTATAAGTATTGTTAGCCAACCAAAAGCTACTATAATATTAAACCATATTACCATCATAAAACCTAATAAACTCATAGAGATTGTCATCAGTAAGGAAGCATTGGTAATCCACAAAACCAACATTACATCTGCCATAATATAGGTATTTAATTTTAATTTTAAATTAGTAATAATAGGTAACATTGTTAGAAAAGTAGTTCCTATTGACCACATAATAGAATTATTACTTTCTATAGAATATGCAGAAATAATTAGAGGGGTTATTGACATAGGTAATAAACTCAAAGCCCATTTATATTTACAACACGCTAACAATGTTACTATAAGTAGTAGGATACAAATAACAGTAAACATTCTATAACCTCAACATTGGACTTAATTAAGGTCATCCTTGACCTATAAATATTAAGCTTCTTCTGGGGTCAGTTCCCCTTCCACCACAGGTGTAAGGCGTAGACATTCCACACAACGTTTATAATCATTACCACCAAGAGTAAGAATAGTATAGCGCCAGTTTGCACAACGAGGGCATGTAGGCCCAATATAAATAACTTCCATAGTTACTCTCCAAAATGTTTAGTGATTAAATCAAGTTGAGCCTGTTCATAAGCTGCATCCAAATCTAGAATCTTTTGACGGATAATATCCACTTTACTTTGTTCTGTAATACCATCACGAGCAATAGCTAATGTATAATCTCTTACTAAATCTCGCATGTTTATATCGTAATCTGTATTAAGTTGGTCAGATTCTTCTTCAAAGGTTAGTGGAATATCCTCCATAGAAAGATAAGCTCCTTGAGGAACGACCACTCCAAGATTCTGAATTGTGTGTTCTGTTTTATCTGCTAACCAATAAGTAGTTCCCCTATTATCTACTACAAGTTCCCAAGCTTCACCATTAAAGATATTGGCATAGCCTTCTTGAAAAGCTAGAGGTTCTAGTGTAGTAGCATTAGCAGGTATTAGAAAATCATTTGGTGATAGTGGGTTTACTGTTGCATCACTAATACCAATAAATTCTTTGGTCACATAATCATAATTATAAATAATCATAAAGTTTCCTTATTAATAACGAAGCCATAACATTAATGCAATGTTTCGTGGGCGGGTTTCACTTGCTGTTCTTTGTGACCAAGCATTGTTAAATGTTAAGGTATTAGAACATGTGTTTGTATTATTAGGACTTGATTCAAAACGCCGACGTGTTGCGCCACCTGTTCGGAATGGGCCACCAGAAGTTTTAACGTTGTAAACACCAGCATCATCTTCACCTGTAGAGGTAATACTACCACTGAATGCTTGCACTGCATCCGTTTGACTTGTGCCGAATACACGACCAGAGTCTACACCACGACCGTCATCCCATACACGTAAGAATTCACCACGTAAATCTGGAATAGAAAAGGTAGTAGAACCGTCACCATCGCCATACTGATGTGGAAGTTTGGACGCTTGAACTGCAAGGTTTCCTGAACTTTGTGCATAAGCCCATAATTCAGGGTATGTTGCACGTGATAATGTGAAACCTGCTGGTTGAATCCAACGACCTGTTGGTTGTTGAGAACCTGTTGCCCACATCATCATACCTACCATATCTAGAACTTCATTTACTTGACCTTCCCAATCAACATTTGATGCTGTAAGCACGTATGAGAAAATTCCTAAACTAAAGTCATAGAACAAATAGTTACCCGAGGTTACTTCTACTCCATTCAAATCACCAGAAGTATAAGTATAACTGTATGGTGCAGCACCAATATTAATTACCCATAAAGTGTCTTTAGTGATACCAGCCACACTAGGGTATTCAGAACTACCTGTTGGTGTGAACAGCCCACCAGAAGACAGAGCATCATTAGCATTAATTTCTGCTTGGTTCGCCCAGTGTTTAGCAGAGTAAGTGCCTATCCCAACTTCTACATTGAAATCTTCTTCTGCATAGCGCATTGCTAAATCTTGGTAAGACAGTGTTTGAACACGTGCTGCTTCTGCACCAACATATGAAGTAGCTGCATTATTTTCACTTGTAAGAGCTGCTGCCGCAGAGTTACTAGAATTAGTAGCTTGTGTGGTTGCAATGTTAGCCTGTGTTGTTGCAAGAGCTACTTGAGCAGCAGCAATATCCGCTTGTTCTGTTGCTGCTGCAAGTGCAGCAGCAAACTCTTGAGTTTCTGATAATTTAACAAAGTCAAACCCTGTTCCTGCTGCATTGATACGTAGAATACCAAGTGGAACAATATTCTCGATAGTTCCATCTACTTCACCAATATAACGTGGGTGGAAGTGAGGTGTTGCAGAAAGGAATACACGTGCATCTTCAATCTGACGTAAGTAGTTATTAAACTCATTATCCAGTAACTTCTCTTCAAATCGTGATGCTGTTTCGAAATCTGTTAGTCGGTATTTATTAGTTTCACGGATGATAGTAATTTCTGCATCTACATCTGGTGGAGTGAAGAAAGAAACTTGTCCTAAACCTTCTACTGCTGATTCACCTGTATTGATAACTGTATAGTCGATATTCAAATCAACACTATCAATACCGATGTAAATATCTAAATCTTCTTCGTCATAAAAAGGAAATACCACATCATAAACTGTAGTGACACCATCACCAACAAATCTAAGAATAGGAAAATCTCCTGTTGTATACTCAGCCATTATTTATTCTCCAAAATGGAAGGGGTCTTGATTAACCCCTTTAATATTAATTACGTAAATCCACGTTTTGTGATTCGGAAAGTTGTTCTAGTATTTGAACAAATGGATGGTTCTGATACGGCATAAGTTTACTTGCATTACTCCAAGCCTCATAACCTTTACCATCGAAAGCATCAGTAATAACTTGTCGTGCTCTATCTACAGAACCAAGACTAGGGCCAAGTAATGAACCAATAGCTGTAGATTCTTCATAACGGTTTCGAGAAGTAATACCAAAACCTTGGCCTGCTTTACTAAAGTAACTCGTCATAGGGATGATACCTGAACGGTCTACCAATTCTAAAGCATTACTGCTAAAGTCATTATCCCAATCACGAGGTTCCTTACCTTTGATAGCATCCTTCAAAGATATAACCATATAAGCTAGTGAAAGTTGAACGCCACTCCAAGCCATTAGGTTCTTAGTATTATAGTTTGCACCAACAAGAGCTTGTCTGTTGTTTGCAGCAAAAGTAAATGATTGGAATTGGAATACACTTTTACCAAACTCACTACTTGTTGCCCACAATGGTTTATCACCTACTGATGGTGTAATAACAGCCATATCTGCTTGCTTACGTAATACATCACTATAAAGGTCACGCAGTTCAACATCATCCCAAGATTCTGCATTACTTAGACGCAAACCATCAACACGTTCACCATGTTTACTGAACTGTTCTCCAATCGCTCTCAGAGAGTATTCATCCAGTCCATTCTCAGCTAGACGGGTAACTAGTGCCTTATCAAGTTTAATACCCTTAGAAACGTTCTCAGCAGCTTCTAGGATAATATCACCTGTCATACCTGCTGCTACTTGTTTGTTGAAATCATTCCAGTGCATCATACCAGTATACTTACTGAAACCATTACTCATCTTACCAAGCATCTTTTCTACAGGGCCAGTTTCATAAATACCTTCTTGAATGTCAGCCAGTTCAGCAGCACGTTTGTTTAGAAGTAATTCTGATACAACACCAAGACGTTGCATTTCTTGTTTAGAAGCAGATTTCATATAGGAACTGAAAGAGTTCTTTGAGAATAGACCTTTCATACCACGGATACCATTAACCATACCATGACGTGCAATATCTGTTACAGATGAAATTGCTACTCCACCAAGCATAGACATATAATTAATAGTTCTTAAATTACGTAAATTTTTATTCCAAAAGGTATTAGGGTCAGATTTATAACGTAATTCACCAAGAAGAAGTTGACGAGTTACCTCTAAATCATTAAGGTCACTATTCATATGTTTGGTGTAGAGTTTAGTCCATTTAGATGTTACTTCATTCAATCGGTCTGTATTCTTTTCGATAGCAGCACGAACTTGGTCTTCTGTAACTCCCTTTTTAAGACTCTTCATACCCTCTACCATTCTACCATTAACATTGAATTTACCTATGTTAACCAAACCTTCATCTACAAGGTTGTTCATGACAGATACTTTCAAATCAGTCCAAACTTTAAAACCTAGTAGAGCTGCCATATCATCATCCGGTCTGAACCACTTACCTGACATGATATGTTCTACTAGATGCTCTTTATCAACATAATTTAACTTCTCACGATATTCAGACTTAATAGCATTTTTCATTTCAGTCATTTCTAAGTCTGGACGTTCAACACCAAGAAGTTTCTGTTTCTTCATAACTTGGATTTGAGGAACAACACTCATAATATTACGACGAATAACTGCAGAAGCATCTTTAACTAAATACTGTTCTAGTTCATTATCTGTAAGAGTAAGCACACGTTTTTTAAATTTAGAGGAAAGGTTAGGATTTGAAAAACCATCAGTAGATGTTTTAGTAGGTTTATACATCCCATCACCAAGAATGTTTTGTTCTACATCAATTGCAGCAGCACGGTAAGGTGCAATATCTGACGTATCAATTGTCAAATCACGGTTAATTGTAGATTTAATATCAAACACAATATCTTCTAACATCTTAAGCTTAGTGTCTACTTGTTTGCTACGCATAAAACTTTTCTCAGAGGCTTCAATAATAGCTAGATAATCATCCACATCAGAAAATTCTTCTACCAATTCATTATAATATTCATCTAAGGTTTCTAAACGTAATTGATTTTTAAGAGTTCGTTTATTAACTTCACTCAACCCATCAAAATCTTCATCCAACATTTTAGCTTCTACACGTGAATCAATCTCACGGTTAACTTGATCACGGGTAACATTCTTCAAAGCTTCACCTGTCATCTCTTCATCTGTGATACCTACACCAAGTTTACCTAGTGATGGTTCTTTTGTAGCAGCAGTCTGTAGAGCTTCTTCCGCAGCTTGAATAAAATGACGTTGGAGTAAATCACGAAACTCATCAGCATTCGCACGAATTGTTTCACGGTTATATACTCGTGTGAAATAAGAGTCAGCACCTGTTACTGAATCTAAATCTTCTGGGAGCAATTTTGAATCTACAGCTTCTTGTTTAATACGGTCTAAAACTTTACGATATTCCTTAGCTGTATCCTGAACATATTGGTTCGCATGAATATCACCATTACTCATAGCTTTACCAACTTCTTGTTGGAAGCTACCTAAGTCACCTTGCCAACCATTATCTTTAGCTGCTTTATACATCTTATCAGATATACTCTCAACTGCACTAATAAGTTGACCTTGTATACGGTTAATGCTTGTCTCTACAGCTACATCTTTTGCTACACCTTGTATATTACCTTTGGTAACAAACCCATTCTCAAGGAAGGCGTGAACATATTTACGAGCTACATTTGAGATACTACCAACCATACGACCAATAGGAGTAAGATTCATCTGCCAACTTGTTGCTCCACGAGTTAGTTGTTTTCCTGCGCCAACAGTGAATTCAAATTCTTGGGAACGACCCATATATTCTTTTGCAAGTTTAGTAGCTTGTTCAGAACCAAAACCATTCAATCTTGTTTGTGCAGCACCAACGTTACGTAAAGAACTTGTATCAGGAACTGAGCGTGGGTCTACTCCATTGGTCATAGAATCTACAATGTCATCACCAGCATCATCAATATTAATATGTTTTGGAACACCTGCACGACCTGCCATTTTAACAGCAACTTGTGCACTTTTAACTAAACCAATCATTGCAGGAGCTGATGCAATGTTAATCATTGATTCATTAATAGTTCGTGTCTCTTGTGTGGCCTGTAGAGCTGCTTCTGTTGCAATAGTTGCTGTAGTAGCTTCGATACCAATACGTGCTAGTTTACCTGCTTTACCTACAATACCAATACCACCTGTAAGCCCTGCAACAGCCCAATCAACGGGGTCAAAGATAGAAGCTACCATTGAAGCTGCAACACCACCAGCACCTGCTGATGCAATTACTTCACGTGCAGCATTCTCTCTATCAATTTTATTCTTAATTGCTTGTGAACGTGCTGAGTTTCTTACACCAATGAAACTTGAAGCATAATCTTCATAACCTTGAATATCTTGGAATACATCATAGTTTTCTTCAATATCATTTGTAGTATTACGAGTTTCATCTGCAAAGTAACTACCAGCAGTATTATCTAATTCAAATGCTGCGCCAATACTGTTTGAGAAATCCTCAAAGAAACCTGTATTATCTACTTCTTCAATTGGTTGAGCAAGAGGCACAGCTTGTGCCCCTGATAAGTATTTCTCTTGGAGTTGTTGTGTTGTTAACGCTTCGATAGCCATTCTTTAAAATCTCCGTTGATTCATAGCTCCCCACATGTTTGAACCTGTAGATTGCGTAGATTGTTGTATTTGTCTATTAATAGCATCAGTTCGTTCAATTGATTTCTTATGACGTTCCTGAGCTTGTTCTACAGTTTCTGCTTGTTCAGCTTCACGAGTAATTTGTTGCTGTTCACTACTATAACGCCAATACTTAAAGACGTTATTACCTTCTGCATCTGTATCATAAACAGGGGAATAAATTCCATTCTCATCTTTACGGTAAACCTGATAAAGAGGTATTCCTTGTTGAACTAATTCTGTTGGTTGAATTGATAGGGAACTCGCATCAGGTTCTTCTACAATTTGAAGAGTTCCTTCACGCTCACTACCAGTTCTAGTTTGTGTAACTAAACCTAAGTCTTTAGCAATAGTTAATTTATCTTGTGACCATTGTTTAGTAACTGGGTTATCTTCACTGATTTGTTCAGATGGGACACCAAGTGTTGTTTGCTCCACAGGATAAGCTGTAAGCTCTCTTACACCATTAACATAGGTAATGCCATACTTACCACGTAAATCACGCTCTACGGCTTTCTGAGCACCCTCTACATTACCTGTAGTTCCAAGATGGAATTTAAATAGGCGGTCATAATCACCAGTAAGTTTTGCACGTTGTTCTTCTGTGATTGTTTCCCCAAACTCAAACCAACGATCTAATTGATTACCAATAAAATCTGATACACCATTATTCACACGTTTAGTATAATCTGCTTTATCACCAATACGAATCAAGTTAGCTGCTTGTAAATCTTTAAACTCAGTAGTCTGAGCTGCTTTAGCATTATCTACAGCTTGTTGGGGTTCCATACCCATCGAGATAAAACCATCTACACTATCTGCAAACTTAATATCTGAACTTGAGAACTGGTCTTTAAATGCAGGGTTAGTTGCAAGTAGGTTTTGCATTGTGGTTACACCTTCAAGAACAACCTGCGGGTCATTACTAAATTGTGTCTTACGAATATAACTTACAGTAGAGGCAGGAACCACACCTGTTCTGTTAGCAATAATAGCTGCTTTCTGTCTATTAACTGGGTCAGAGTAATCTGGATTAGCACCTAACATCTGGTCTGCAAAAGCATTAACAGCTTTCTTCTGCGTGGTATCTTTATAATCTAGAAGACCATCATTATCCCAAACATCTGCAATAAATGCTGCACTTGTAGCTTGTTCTTTAATAGCCTTAATTCGTGCAGCAATATCACTATCAACACGAGATAGCGCAGAATCAATTTCATCTGGTGACATAAGACCTGAACTACGTAAATCTTTTTCCCAACTATTACGTTCTTTAATCGCACCAGTAATGTTATTAACAACCAATGCACGTTCTACGGAACCTTGAAGCATTTGAGTAGAAGCTTCCTTATCCATCTTAACAATAGCATCATTATATTGTGAACTATTGATAAACCCTTCATTACGCATAATATCCAGACGTGCAATATAGTTTGCCCTATCATCACGATATTTAGACATATTACCTGAACGGACTGTATTGAGAGCGGAGTTCTGTAAAGATTCGGCTTCTTTAGTTTGTGCTGCAAACTGGTTATCCTTCATAACCTTGTAACCATTTACACTGATGTTTGGTAAGTAACGATTATTCTCATTCATTACTTCATCAAATACAATACGTTGGGTTTCTGGATTAAGATTATATTGTTCTACAATCTTCTCAAATAAACCTACAGTTGCACCTTTAAAACCATCTGGGTCAGTAGCATACTGTTGTGCAAGTTTAGCTATTTCAGTTCTAGCATAGGTTGCAATATTTGCTGTTACATTAGCACGATTAGCTTTGTTATAAGCAATATCATAAGCTGTAGTTCCTGTGCGCTCAACAAAGTTCATTGTTGCTGCTTGTGTTTGTTCAGCACGAGCTTGAGCACCACGAGATTCTACACCTTCTTGTAATTCTTGTTGAGCAGTGTCAGCTTCAAGTTGACGTTTACGATTATCATCTTCTGCTTGATTAACTGCAGTTTCAATTGCGGTCTGTTCACGCAACTTCATTTCTTTTTCAAATTCATCGGCACTAATACTTTGAGCAGTAGATGTAGCACCCTGTAAAGAATTCAACAGTTGTAATGCACTAGAAGTTTCATAACTTTGAGCCTGACCAATTTGTGACTCTGCTCTAGCACTGTTGAATAAGTTATCTGTAATTTTATAAGCCACAAATTATTCCTCTTATGGTTATCCTCTATTATTAATTATACTATTTATAATAAAAAAGGAGGGTGATAGATTTTACCACTCCTCCTCTAGATTTATAGTTAACTTGTTCCTGTAACAGAACCTGAACCGGAAGGTAAAGCGGTGTTTTGATAAGCATTATAAGCTGACATACCTTGGCCTGCACCTTGTAATAAAGCGGTAAAGGAATTAAGATTACCTTGTGACTTCGCATTACTTGCTGCTTGATTATAGTAAGCTTGTTGTGATGCACCTGTAGCTCTAATACCTGCTGTATCTTCTTCCATTGTGCTAATGTTACCTTCTGTGATTTGTGCCAGTGTTCCTTCTTGTGCAAGACCACCTGCTGCCATTCGTGCTGTATTCTCGGAAGCAACTTGACTAAACAAATCTAATCTACTAATTTCTTCTTCACGAGCTTGAGAAGCTGCTTGTCGTCCTCTTGCTCTTGCATCTGATGCTGCTAAAGAAGCACTACGTTGAGCAGAATAAACACCTGCTGCAGTTGATGCAACTGTAGTAGCAACCATGATAGGAACTGCTGCTGCTCCCATATTATCACCTCTAAATTAATTTTATATATTGTCCTATATATTCATTATACAACAATAATCAGTTTTTGTTGGTTATAGCTAGATATGACAACAAGTTAAGAGAGTAAGATAGGTCTAATTTATTTTATTAAACCTACCCTTTGTTAGCTCTCAGCCCTTATGTATCAAGGGATAGACACTATTATATTCTATATAATATGTTCTCTTGTTTTATCCTGTTGTCTTTATCTCTAACTGTAGACTTCTTAATGTTACTGGGACTGGTTCTGATGATGTTATCTTGATAT